CCACACATCAGCTAGCAGATCCAGACTTTCGTCTCGATCCAACGTCCAATTACCTTTGTCTTACCCTCGTGTTTGACACAAGGAACCAAGCACTGTCCTCGCGGATCAGGGCTTGTGTACGACGGACGTCTCAACTTGTAGGCATAACAGAACGCGTCTTGCCCAAACGTTACGTATGGGTGGAATAAGAGCACACGGCAGTGATAACCGTATGACTTCTTCCATTCACGGCAACGAGTAGACAGGTAGCCACCATCAGCTTTACAGCTGAGCGGTATCTTCCAGCGTCGATTCGGAAATTCCTTGAGTAGGAAAGAGTCCGGATCTAAAGTTAGACCTATACGCTGTGTCCAACGGAACAAACGGTTGAAACAACGTATGCGCTCGGGGTCAGAATCAATTACTTCTTTCTGATAAACAGGCGTGATATCGATACCGTCGAACACGTGTACTCCACACGATTCGAAAAACCGGCCAGAGAAGAAGGATTTCTCCTTATTCACTTCGAAACCCAATAGTTCAAGAGTGGAAACCACTCTTGGAGCTATCTCTTGGGGGACGATTATGTCATCCCCGTAGACACCTAGCCACCGTTTATTCGTACAACCTTCTGCGTCCATAATAGAATCACTAAGGGCCCAGAAGATCATACTTTCTAGCTCAAAAGTGAACCCATTACCCATCGATGAAAACTTCTCAAGAGGGATAATTTCGTCACCCTTACGAACACATGTAGTCCGTATAAGATCTAGATAGTTGTACCAGTACATCGGTAACAACAAACGCACTAGCAGTTTTGCTACAGAGTCGCTCGCGGCTTTTAAATCAAGCGTAGCTAAACCGAACCACTGTGCTATTCTACACAGGTCCCGGTTCACCTCTTGGTTATTGAGGTCGACTCCGACTTTTCTTAGGACCTTCCGAAAGAAGTTACCAACTCCCTTTTGGAGGAACATGTTGCCAGTAGGTTCAATGGCAATAGGTCGTAAGATTTTCCAGTCTTTGCTGACGAAATCCAACCGGGCGTAGTCACAGAGAACAAACCTGATCGTACTTACTTCACATGAACCCGGTTCCATCTGACCTTGTAATGCCTCAAGCCACATGGGATCCGTCTCTAAAGTTGCACGCATAAAAGGAAGCGCGCGAGACGAAACGGTTAAGGTTGTAGACATTTTTGTATCAAAGGACGTACCCTTTGGAAGGGATACGGTAGCCCCTGATGTCCATTCGCACTCTGCGGTCACTTTCTCATAAGAGAATACACCTAATAGCTTAGCGATTTTATATTGCGCTCGATGAATAATCGACGCAACATCCGGGGGAAACCCAGACGTCTCAGCCTTTCGAATGTATTCGTTAGTGATACGGCAACGCGCCTCCGATGCTGTCCAAGCATCGAACGTGTTCTCTTCTAGTTCTTTAGGGGTATAGACATCAAACCCCTTAAACTTTTTGAGAAAAGTTCTCACGCCGTACTCGATGGCGCAATCACTCGCACTAGAGTAGAAAGCCGGGTTAAAGTCCTCGCGAAGTAAATCGAGGACATCACTTTCCGACTTAAGCACTCTTGGGTAATTCAGTACCTTGCAAAGTTCTGTCATAACTGGCAGAACGGTCGCGGACCTTTGCATTGTAAGCTCCATAGCTCAAAAGAGCATCAAGAACGCCTAATAAGGGCGTGAATTGTTCTCAAGGATGTCGATGATCTGATCATCCTCAAGAAGCTCTTTAAACATCTTGCGCATGTTTTGCCGATCGATCGGTACTGCCCTTTCAGGCATTATCGTCTTAAGGATATAGCGCGGGATGTACGAAACAGTCGGTGACGGAGTGATACCCGTAATCGTGCTGTTCGAAAGAGTTTCAAGGACAGGTTCGTGCAGGCCGATTTCGATGTTATAATTTCGACCTGCCGATTGACTATCCTTACCATTCGCTGAAGGGCTAGTCGGTGCGCGAAAGCCAATACTGATTCGCCAATCACCGATTGTAGCCGACGCACTCTGGTCAATCAACCAGAACACTTGGTTACGATCGGGGCCGTCTGGAACAAAGGTATGGGTCACAGGTGTAGCCTGTGCGTCATTCAAAGGAATTTCTTCCATTTTTGGCATAATATGCCTCACATGATGAGATTTACTTACGTGGTAAATGCTGAGCCAGCAAGGCCCCAGCGCTGAGTAGACGCTCCCATCCTAGCTTTACATTGAAGCTTGGTATTTCAGGAACAGGAGATTCGGTGACTACAATGCGTGCGAACTCTTTCGAGATTACGTGCGCTTTATAGTAGTACTCGAAGTATTGATTTCCGAGATACCCCGACTGATTTACGTCGATGCTGCGGTCATGAATTTCAAGGTGGCTTTCAAACCCACTCTGAAACTGGTTTTGATACAACATCGCTGTCTCTAAACTACGGAGGTATCCACCAAGATTGTAAAACCAATCAAGGACAAAAGAATAACTCAGGAGCTCATAACCGATATTAATCGGGTTAAGAGAAGTAAACCTATCAGCGGAGTAGCCTAAATTACGGTAGAAGATCTTCATCTTCACGCCACGTTTAGACATACCCATCACCGGTATCTCCCTAAGGCCTAAGCCGAATAGGAAGACATCGTTAGTTGTATGACCGACTTTGGAAGTATAACTTGCCGTGACGTACTCCCTTACGGGTAGTGCATCATGAAGCTCTTTGTAGGCGTCATAAACGTCATTTACAAGGGGCCTCAGGCCATACTGCCATTGTAACCACTGATTACCGTACAAACTGGGTTGAAAGATCGACCCTGGCGCGATATCAGTGTTAAGCAGCCGTCTTGTGGACGACGACCTACCACGATTGCCAACGCGATCAAGGCGCGACACGAGAGGCCCTTTCAGGCCACTCTTAACAGAGGCTATGCCTTTGAGTAAATATTGGGTGAGCGCTCTAACGGACCTTGCGGTCTTGTGAGATTCGCCTACGTCAATACTAAGGTCTAACCTCCCTCTCAACTTCTCGTAGAGACGCTCGATACATTTGTTCCTAACTTCGGACCAAGGTTCGAGCTCCGGAGTAACTAACTCCGGGACGTTCTCGAGAGGACCAGTGCGTGTCTCTGATACGTTATAACTGGTGTAAGTTATGCGGTATAGAAACTTCCCGTAGGGCAAAGTTATCACATTATAGGAGTAACCGTAAGGATTGGGATCCTTAAAGTTCCCAGTAACAAGACCCGACTTAGTCCAAAACTGACGCTGATTAAGCGCAGCTTGGACGTTCGGCCCACTCGAAACGTTTCCGTTTAAGTAGGTATATTGCACCACTGGCGCGTATGTTCTAACGAAGCCAGCCCTCTGCCCGAGCCGAAAGATCTTTCGATCGTAGGCCCGACGTGGGTTCAGAACGTTGTTACGGTTCCGATGACGACGTTTTGAACGAGAGGACTTCGGGCGTGACCCGAAGGAAAGAATCCTCCCTGCAGTACGTACACCTTTCTTTTTCACGTTAGCCTCCAAGCATCAAAGAGGTACTAACGGATCTGATTCATCAGATGGCATGTCTGCCGTCCGACGATATTCAGCAGCCTTAACCGCGATCTCGTCCGTAGTTTCACGGTCGGAGGCAAGCTCATTACACCGAGACTTTGCCCACTTGACCAAGTTCGCGAAGAATATAAACCAGGAAACATCCCTGCTCTCCCACACAAAATCGTGCATACCGAGAATCTCCTCGTCATAAACGAGTAGAATCGTAGCACCAATCGTTGCCTTTTGGGCATCGATCAGGGGAGAGATAAGGATGCCGAATTCACCAATCACGGTGTCGACGGAAATGTTTATACTCATGGTTGCACCATATCTTACGAGTTAGGTTTAAAGAAAGTAGATCACTCCCCG